CAATAAAAATACAGAAAAAAGGAACCTTTTACAATATCAAATGTAAAAGATTCCTTAAGTTAATGACATTGTGATTTTACTTGGTTTTATCTTGTACTTTAACTAGAACCATCTTTCACCGCGAGTTGAACCGTTCTCCTTGACAATCGAACATATGTTTGATATAATCGATTTATCGCTACCATAGGACGTGCGGTTGACAACAAGGGGATGAGAAGCATGGACTATAAACAACTTATCATTGAGTTGCTTGATAAAGCGTCGGCCGACCAATTAAGGCGGTTACATCATTTTATCAAAAAGTATTTGGGGCTAGGCTGACGCTTAGTCCCCTTTTTCTATGCCATCTGTAACAAGTTCTTTCGCTTTTTTTTCTAAAAACTCCCATTCGCTTTCAGATAAACCCATGAGCATGGTTACGAAACGTTTCTTAAACTTGGAATCGTGGCCGCCTAAAACGCTTCCAGCCCAATCCATCAGCCGATCTTCCACGTCCATTTCCACAAACATCTCTCCTGTCCCGTCCCGGAGCCAGCTTTCATTGACATTGAATTTGGTGCAGATTAAAGAAATCACTGCATCACTGGGAGAACGCTTTCCAGTTTCATAACCAGCAATATTATTTCTTGCTGTTCCAAGTCTATCAGCAAACTCTTGCTGTGTTAAATCCAACTCCTTTCTTAGTTTTTTGATTCTGTCTTTCAAATCATCACCACCTTTCTAATTTTTATTATATCTCAAAATCGTGGCTTAGTCAACAAAAAGTCGAGAAGCCACAAAAAATACTTGACAAAAGAAGATAAGCCACATATAATAGTGGCATAGAGGCAAATATACCAACAAAAACGCAGTAGAGAGGAGGCAAAAAGATGGAACTTAGAAAAATCAAGATAGTATCTCCGCATTTAATAGATCAGCAGATAGAAATCCGTTTTGAGCTTTTCGACTGGCTGAAAAACAAAAACCTATCTGCTGAAGGTGCTGCTGAACTTTTGGAGCTGACAGCCAGGGAAATCAGAAAGTCAGCGTTGGCGGAGAAACTTTAATTGATTTCATCCCAGGCGTTTTGGATGTTATCAAGGGCAAAACGGTAGGCTTTTATGTACTGGTAAATTTCTTCACTATCACCAGATTCCCTATATTCATCCTGGTAGTGTTGCAATTTTACTTGTGCATAGGCCACCGCTAGATCATGGATTGATTTTTCATCCATATATACTCACCTCCTTCCTGTGAGGTGAGTATATCATAAAAATTACTTTGTAGCATGGAAAACAGAAAGGAAGATAACAGATATGATGGATCTTAATTCAGTGATTACGGCTGAAAGAAAAACCATTGAGGCAGCTTCCATGGTTATGTACAAGATAAGCGAAAAGGAATTAAGCTTTTGGATTTTGGAAGGGTGCGCTCTCCGGTGTACATTTGAGAGGGCAGTGTCAGGGGATACAACCCAGCTCATTGAGTATTACAGAAATGACCTGAAGGCTTTGTTCCCGCACAAAATGATTAAGGTGAAACCGTAAAGGAGGGGGAAAGCTATGAGGTATGTACTGATGCAGGCACCAAAGCAAGAAGGGGATTACAGTTCCCAGATTATCATAATCGACAATTCCAGCCAGACCGGCAAAGACGAGGTCCAGTTGTATGTCAACATGGGCTGGGTTGGGGTAGGGAGCATAGAAAGCAGCCTTCCCCCACGGGATTTAAAGAGTGGATTTGAGCACAATTATAGAAAGAGCCTTGAAAAAGCGCATCATCTTTTTAATCAAATCAGCGCATTAGCAGACAGTCATTTGGGGCAAATGATTGTTTGACATCAACTGAACTGTTTAGAGTTGTGGAAGCGAGGTGAAGACATATGATGAAGCAGGAATTTGAGGAGCTGGCAAAGGTCAAGGTGACGGAGGAGGTTTATTCCAAGGTCATTGAGCCTATGTATCTGGCAACTGACCTTCCTAAAAGGGAGTTCATCAAGCTGCTAAACCTGAAAGCATTAGCGATTCAGGAAGGCAGGGAAAAAGACATCAAAAAGATGTGTGTCAGGGACCGGAGCGGTTACATGAAGACACCAAACGGATGCTATTGCCATATCAGGTATGTAGAGCTGGCTGGCGTTGATATTGCAACAGGGAAATACATAGTGAAGCCTCTGAGAGATAAAGATTTCCGGAAACTGGCTGAGAATGGACATGACCTGGACTTAAACACTTCCTTTGATTTTGACTATACTCAGTGCATTGATACCAGGAAGAAACCAATTATACTGTAGCATTTAAAGAAAGGAAAATAACAGATATGACATTACGGAAAATCTTTGATTTAGGGCTGGTTAATGATGATACGGAAATATGGGTTCGTGATTCAGATATGCGTGTATTGGTACATGGTGATTGGAACAGGGAACTTGTCCTAGAATATCTGGACAGTGAGCTTGAGTGTTTCACCTGGCAGGATGATGATAATTTCTTCATAGATCTGAAATAAAAGGATGAAGTGGATTTACATATAGATGGGGTGCTGCAACACCCCTCCGTAATGCAGGCAAGGACGGTCACAACCCCGTGAGAATGCAGAGTGCGGTGAACCTTGACAACTGAATCTGCCCGGCAACGGCTTAGTCAACCGTAAGAGGTAATCAATGTAAAACCTCTGCACAAGCGCCGTACAAATATTCTAGAGAAAGGATGTGAAAATGTGTCAGAAAAACAGGAGAAAATTCTTGAGACTTTTAAGCAGGTACTACCAGAAATGTCTAAAGAAGATCAGAATTACCTTCTAGGATTTGGGGAGGGTATGGCAGCGGCATTAAAGAAAAAAGAAAGCGAGGAAGAAGAAAAATGAAAGATAATACAATCATGATTCAAGGGGCAGAGGTTTTGGTTAAGGAATGGCACGGAAAATGAGTAGTTACTCTTAAGGATATTGATATGGTGCATCGTAAACCAGAAGGGACGGCAAAGAGGTATTTTGATCAAAACAAGCAGAGGTTTATCCCCCGTGTTGATTTCTACAGAATAAGTGCAAATGAATACCGTTCGCAGTTTGACACTGCCCATCCTAAACAAACATCTAAATCAGTGGCCTTCATTACGGTGAGCGGATATACCTTGATTACAAAACAGTATACAACTGACCGGGATAACCACGTTATGCGCGATATGTTGATGGATTACTTTGAGGTGACAGAAGGGTATTCAGAAGAACCAGAAATCCAAACGGCATGTATATCAATAGGCGGTGTTGATTGCTATGAGAAAGATGGGACGGTGTATCTAAAATTAGAGAATGTGGCGAGAGGGTTAGGGTTTACTACCGTTGCTACAAGTGGCAACGAGGTTGTGAGATGGAATATGGTACACAAGTATCTTGAAGGATTGAGCGTTGCAACTTCCTGCAATGGTACAAGTTACCGCGATAATTGTCCGGATTTCATCCCCGAAAACATTTTCTACCGCCTAGCCATGAAGGCAAAGAACGAAACAGCAGAGAGGTTCCAGGCATTGGTAGCGGATGAGATTATTCCAGCTATACGGAAAACTGGTACATACAGTGTCAAGTCAGCGGATCCAGAAGAAAAGCAGGAAGAAGCGGGAACGGTAACCGTGTCCATGGTGGAGACGGAAAAACTCATCCGGTGCGCTGAGATCATGGCGGGATGCCTGGAAGGGAACAGACCTTATGTACTGAATATCCTCCGGCCTGTTATTCCGGACATTGACCGGATGGAGCGTGAACAGGCAGAGGTTGAGGTCAACGGGGAAGTGGTGAAAGTCCCGATATTGGAAGATAAGGTTATAACAGTTATCCCCCGTGCTTACAGCAAGCCGTTCAATTATACTAAATTTGACAAATACCTGAAAGAAAACGATGTAAAGATCTACTGGCTACAAACAGAAATCGGGTGTAGCAAAGGCTGTATCAACAACTGGAGGCGTGGGCACGCAAGCCCAATAGAAGGGTATAGGATAAAATTATGTGAGGTTTTGGGGCTGCCTGTAGGATACTTTGACAGGAAAGTGGAGAAAAGAAAATGAAGAAAGTCGTTTCGGCTTATATTGATAAAATTTTAGAGTTTGATTCCTTGGATGAAGCAAAGAAATATCTGGATGGTATGCGGACTGCAGGAAAGAATTTCCACATTATGTGGGAATGTGATCTTACCGGAGGAAAACGGGAGATTAGGATTCGGGAGCAGTACTACGGAAGTCCTATGGATTCATGTATAACTAGCCGGAAAAGAGGTGGTATGAATCTATGAAGTTTGCAGATAAATTGAAAAAACTGATGAAGGATTTAGGGATTAGCCAGTCCAAAGTTTCGCAGCTCACTGGATATGGAAAATCTTCTGTCAGTCAGTGGGTTTCTGGAAAAAATGAACCATCAGCAGAAAAGAAGAAAGAAATTGCACTTGCCCTGGGGGTTCCGAAGAACTATTTTGATGAATTTGAAGCTGGGGCAACACTCCAGAATAATCCCGTGTTTAATCTGCCAATCCATGTTGCAGCCAGGCTTATGGGAAAATCGAAAGGATTTGTTCAGGATGGCCTGAAAGATGAAAGATTTCCGTGGGGATATGCTGTAAAAATGTCAACCAAATGGAGTTACTGGATTAATTCAAAACGTTTCTCAGAAATCGAGGGGATTGATCTTCCTTTAAATGAAATTACTTGATGGAAGAAAGTGAGGATAAGAAAAATGAGTGAAACAAGAGTTGTTAAAGGTTTTAAAGTGTTTAATCCTGATTGGACTTGCCGAAACAAAGCGTACACTTGCCCCGGCAAATTTGAAGAAGATGTTACCCCTTCCGTATGTGATGAAGGTATGCACTTCTGTAAAAAGGCGGCTGATTGCTTCAATTATTATCTCTTTGATCCTGAAAATAAGGTTGCGGAAGTGGTTGCTTATGGCACGGTTGCGGAAGATGGGGATAAATGTTGTACTGACAAGCTGGAAATCGTGCGTGAAATCCCGTGGGCTGAATTGCTTGAAATTGTGAACAGCGGCAATCGGAACAGCGGCAATCGGAACAGCGGCAATTGCAACAGCGGCAATTGCAACAGCGGCGATTGGAACAGCGGCGATTGGAACAGCGGCGATTGCAACAGCGGCGATTGCAACAGCGGCGATTGGAACAGCGGCAATCGGAACAGCGGCAATCGGAACAGCGGCGATTGGAACAGCGGCAATCGGAACAGCGGCAATCGGAACAGCGGCGATTGGAACAGCGGCGATTGCAACAGCGGCGATTGGAACAAGTGCAGCTTTTCCAACGGGTGTTTTAACACCACAAGCCCGAAAATTCACCTGTTCAATAAGCCTTCTGAATTGACTTATGAAGGTTGGTTGAACAGTGAAGCCTGCTATTTGCTGAATCAAATTCCGGGGGATGTGCTTGAATATGTTTGGCTTTCGGACATGACAGATGAAGAAAAGGCAGCACACCCGGAAGCGGAAACAACCGGCGGCTATTTGAAAATTTTGGATAATTCCGAATGTGCGGTTATTTGGTGGCGTGGGCTTTCTGATCGTCAAAAGGCAATTATCACAACAATTCCGAATTTCGACAAGATTATTTTCAAAGAGATTACCGGGATTGATGTTGATGAAGATTAAGGGGGTGCTGATTCATGCAGTTATTCCCTCACCAACAAAAGGCATTAGAGGACACCCGGCAATTCAAGCGGGTTGCCTATTACCTTGATATGGGTTTAGGGAAAACCTTTGTAGGCAGCGAAAAAATGAAAGAAGTGGATGCCTTTCAGAATGTGGTTATTTGTCAAAAGTCAAAGGTTCAAGATTGGGTTGAGCACTTCAAAGAACATTACAACGGTGATTATTTAGTTTTGAATTTGACCATGAAAAAGGATTGTGATTTGTTTCAGGCAATCACAGAAGGCAAAGGCGGGCTTCTTTCTGAAAACTATGTTGTAGGTGTTATAAATTATGATTTAGTGTTCAGGCGTTCATATTTCGCCCATATAAGCGGGTTTACCTTGATGCTTGATGAAAGTTCTATCATCCAAAATGAAACGACTAAACGGTCAAAATTTATCTTGAAAATGCAGCCCGAAAACGTGATTTTGCTATCCGGCACACCAACGGCTGGGAAGTATGAAAAATTGTGGTCACAGCTTCGGCTGCTTGGATGGAATATCAACAAAGACATTTTTTACAAACAGTATGTTGAAACGGAATGGATTGAAGATCACAACAGCGGGTTTAAGATTCCCCATGTGGTAGGCTATAAGAATGTTGACCGTCTGAAAAAGAAACTTGCCGAACATGGCGCTATATTTATGAAATCGGAAGAAGTGTTTGACCTTCCCGAACAGGTGGTGATCCCAGTTCATTCCAAACCAACAAAAGAATACTGGAAGTTTATGCGTGATGAAATCATCACGATTGAAGGAAGGGAGTTTATCGGTGACACCATCCTTTCAAAACGAATTTATGCCCGGATGATGTGCAGTTATTTGAATAAGGATCGTCTGGGGGCTTTCCGGGATTTAGTTCAATCAACGGAAGACAGGATGATTGTATTCTATAACTTCAATGATGAACTGGATGTTTTGTTGGATGTTGCTATTGAATTAGAAAAGCCCGTTTCCATTGTCAACGGACAAAGAAAAGATTTAGATGCCTTTGAAAAAAATGAGGATTCCATTACTTTTGTTCAGTATCAGGCAGGCGCAATGGGGTTGAATCTTCAAAAGGCAAACAAAGTGGTTTACTTTTCTCTTACGGACAGAAGCGAACTTTTTGAGCAGTCAAAAAAGAGGGTTCACCGGATTGGGCAGAAACACACTTGCTTTTATTACTATATGATATGCCCTGGAACGGTGGAGGAAGATATTCTTCGCACATTAGAACAAAGAAAGGACTACACTGATGAGCTATTCAAGGCATATGAAGAAAGCTTCAATCCGTGAGAGGGTGCTGATTTCATGGGTAATTGTGGCGGTTATATTCTTTATTATAGGATTTGGAATTGGGTGGGGATGCAGGGTGTTGCATAAAGGGTTGGCTCAAAAGCCAGAAGCGGAAAAAGCTCTGGTGTATGGGAGATATGACGGGATCATTTTTGAAGGTGAAATCATGGAAGTAAAAGATGATGATGAATTTGTCCTGTTGGATGTGCCGATCAGTGAGGACTTGCAGAAATTCATTTTTTATTTGTCTAAAGGTTATGAGATTGATTTTACCTTTGTGATGGCATTGATTCAGCAGGAAAGCAGTTTTCGAGTTAATGTGATAAGTGAAAGTAAAGATTATGGGTTAATGCAGATAAATGAGATAAATCATGCTTTGATAACGGAAACCCTTGGGGTGACAGACTTCCTTGAACCTTACAACAATATTCGTTCTGGAATGTTCATCCTTCGGAAATTGTTTGAAAAGTATAAAACCCCCGAAAAGGTCCTTATGGCTTACAACTTAGGGGAATCCGGGGCTGTCCGGTTATGGGAAAAAGGTATTTTTGAAATTAACTATTCAAAAAGTGTTTTCCAGTATCAACAACAATTTAATGAAGAAATCGAAAGGAGAAAAGAGGAATGATTCTGTGTAATATGGCCGATAGCTGCCTGAAAGGAAAAGTATGTTGTTGCTGCCAGTGTGAGGAAAAAGAGAGGTGCAACGACTTATGTGATAATCTGGGTAACCTTACAGATTGCGGATTTGCCCAGATGAATCAAGAAGATGCCCTTGTTGTGATGAAGAAGGATGCTGCTGCAGTTATAAAAGCGATTGCAGATCTTACGATCCAGAAGAAAAAGATTGAGGAGCAGGAAAAGGGAATGCGGGCGCAGCTTATCAAGGCTATGGAGCAGTATGGGGTAAAGAAGTTTGAAAGTGATAGTGTGACCTTTACCTATACTGCCCCTATGGTCAGAAACAGCATTGACAGTGCAAAGCTGAAAAAGGAATTGCCGGATGTGGCTGCAAAGTATACCAAAACCTCCAATGTGTCCGCTTCCGTCAAAATTGAAGTGAGAGGATAGTGATAGGGGACGGTTTAAACCAAACGGGAAGAAAGAAGGTGTGTGTTATAGATAAGCAAGTATTGACTGTAAGCGAACTGGTGGAAGCTTTTGAAGAAATACCAGAGAACGGTGAAGTAAGGAAGACTATGCAGCTTTCTCCTGACCGATACCTGAATGATGAAGAACATGCTGTTTATATGAAAGATTTTATCGGGGCAGCGAATGATGTGATTAGCAGGGTGGTTTTTATGGCTGACAAGCACAATGTTGATCGGGATAATGCGATCCGGCATTTTGCATCCATCTTTAAGGTGATGACAGAGATCAGCACGTTTGAAGGATGGGGTAAGTCTGAAGAATATCATTGTTCCCTGTGCGGCGAACGATACACGGCTGATGAGATCAGGGAATCGGCTGAAATGGGAGAGCTTTTTCATGGTTATGGAGGAAAAATTCTTTGTCTGGACTGTTATGAACGATACAGCCGCCAATCTCTGGAAGAACAGTTTGAAACAGCCGTGAACATGGGGGAAGTTGACAATGGATAATTTCGATCTTTGGTTGAAGGAGTGCAAGGTCAACAATACAAAAATTTTTCCGTTAGAGGGTGAAGGAAAGACGGCATTTTACAAGTGCTGGAGTGAACATTTGGTTAAGCATAACTATATCAGAGATACACCCGTATATATCGGCTGGGTGGACGGGAAACAGGTATGCGCTTTTACAAATTATAAAGTGCTTTGTCTTGTTGGCAAAACGAAAAAGAAAGGCGGTGGGCAGATGGCAGATGAAAAACTGTTTGAAAACCGGATCAAGAAATATTTCCATTCCGTGGGTATATACCCCGCTGGTTATCCTTCTGACCGCATGGATGCCCCTATGGTGGGATGGTACACAAAGATTTGGGGTGGTGGTTTCCAGAAGTCCGGGATACCAGACCTAATATGTTGTGTAAATGGAATAATGCTGGCAGTTGAAGTAAAGGCTTCGAATGGAAGACCTTCTGAGCTGCAAAAGTTAAACATTAGCCGGATCAATAAATCTGGCGGGGTAGGGATTTTCCTTTACCCGGAAGGTTTTGAGCAGTTTAAAAAATTTTTGGAGGAGGTGATAGATTGCAATATTCACATTCAAGAATTGATTGTTTTGAAAAATGCAAATTTAAGTACAAAATGCGATATTTGGAAGGGATAAGCACCAATTCACCAATAGAGGCGGATAACCCATTGATTGTCGGCCAGGCGGTCCACACAGGCATTGAAAAAAGCCTTGCAGATGCAGTGAACGAATATTATCTCAGCTATCCGATCATCACGGATGAACATATCAATGAGGTCATGAAGATGGAAACCGTGATCCCGCTGGCAAGGGCAGCTATCCCGCAGGGTGGGCAGTTTGAAGTGGAAATTTCGGATGAGGATTTTCGTGGTTTTATTGATTACCTGGTACCTGTTTCACTTAATCTGGATGAAAAGGATGTTATTTGTTCCAGGTGCGGTGAAAAAGATTGTTTGTATGAAAACAGCGGTACTTGTAAAAAAGGAAAATATGGTGGTCTGTATGACATTTATGATTTCAAGTATTCAAATAATGTATCAGGCTATAAAGAGTCGGCGCAGCTTCATCTTTACAAGTATTTCTTCGAGAGGGACAACCCTGAGAAGAAGATCCGGAATTTATATTTTGTTTTTGTCCCCAAAGTGTCAATCAGGCAGAAGAAAACGGAAACTTTGCAAAACTTCCGTGGACGATTGAAAGAGGAACTCTCAAAGGTGGAAGTTAAAGTTGTTCAAATTGGATTCAGCATGGATAAGGTGGTTGGATTCTTGTTTGAAATAAAAGCGGTGAACGAGGAAACAGAGTTCCCGCAGGAAAAAAGTTACTTATGTAAGTATTGTGAGTATCAAGAATTTTGTGAGAAAGGATGGGACTATTTTATGAAGTTACCTGAAAACAAGAGAAGGAATATTGAAGCAGTTACAAAGCGTGTAATGTGGATTTATGGTGTGCCGTTTTGCGGCAAAACCACTTTTGCCAATAATTTCCCTGATCCGCTGATGCTGAATACGGATGGGAATTATCGTTTTGTGGATGCCCCGGTTATTTCTATCAAGGATGATGTGCGCGTTGAGGGACGGCAGACGAAAAGAACTTTGGCATGGGAAGTGTTTAAAGATACGGTTGCTGAACTGGAAAAGAAGGATAACACCTTCAAGACGATTATTGTTGATCTTCTGGAAGATTTATATGAGCATTGCCGGCTTTATATGTACCAGCAAATGGGTATTACTCATGAATCTGACGATTCCTTTCGGGCATGGGATAAGGTTCGGGGTGAGTTTTTAAACACGCTGAAAAAGCTGATGAATCTTGACTATGAGAACATCATCCTGATTTCCCATGAGGATACCACAAAGGATATCACCAAGAAGGGCGGCGACAAGATCACGGCGGTCAAGCCGAACCTACAGGATAAGGTGGCCAACAAGGTGGCTGGGATGGTAGACGTGGTTGCACGGATTGTGGCGGATGATGAAGTCAGGACTTTCAATTTCAAGTCCAATGAAGTGATCTTTGGCGGCGGGCGGCTGCGTGTAAATGTTAAGGATATTCCGTTGGATGTGGATGCCCTCTTTACTGTATATGATGAAGCCAACGCAAACGCAGCAGCCGGAAAGCAGGCGGCGCCTGCCCCTGGAAATGAAAAAAAAGGGAGAACAATCAGAAGGAAAGCGGAAACACCCATCACAGGTGCAGATAAGCCGCAGGACAGCCCAAAAGGGGAAAACTCTACAGATAATACTTCTAAACCGGAAAAACCACAGGGTTCCCTTGAAACGGGCACAGAGGAAAGGCAGGAAAATACTGATGATAAAGCCATGGGTATTCTGGCAGGTCAGTCGGAAGAATCCCCTGTTGCGAATCCATCTGAACAGCCTGGAGAAACAGGTGCAGATAAGCCGCAGGAAGAAAGAACCCGACGCAGACGCAGGGCGAGAGATTAAAGAAAGGGGAAGGTGTGATAGATGATGAATTTATTTGGTGTACCCGTTTCTGATGATGTTGCAGCCGCTTTTCTTGCGGCTGCTGCAAATAAAAGGCAGGAGGAAGCAAAAAAGGCTTTTAAACCGGATTCCCCTTTTGGTAAGAAGGAATCTCAGGACGTTGAAAATAAAGCGAAGAAATCCGCTGATACGGCGAAAAAGTTTTTTGATGCGTATATGGCGCAAGGGTTTACCCGTGCAGAAGCATTTAAGCTGACGGTTGGAAACCTAAATACTAAGTTTTAAGAAAGGTGATGAGACGATGGGAGTAAACATTTGGGATAAGTTTGATAAAGAGATCGATACGGAAGGCCTTGCAAAAGATGTCGAGGAGGCAGCCGAAAATGGAGGAAGGCGTGAGGTTCCCCATGATACATACGAGGTAGAGATCAATAAGATGGAATTGACAACCAGCAAGAAGGGAGATGCTATGTTCACTTGCTGGATGAAAATTCTTGACGGCGAGTATAAAGGCAGTTTGATATTTATGAATCAGGTGGTAATGCAGGGATTCCAGATTCATATTGTAAATGAGTTCTTGCGCTCCCTTGTATCAGAGGTGCAGGAAGGGGAAAAGCCAGACGTTACCTTCAAGACTTATAACCAGTACAATGACGTGATTATGGATGTGTGGGAAGTTATTGACGGAAACTTTGAATATCTGCTTGACTACAGGGAGAACAGTAAAGGTTACAATGTGTTTGAGATCAAGGAAGTTTATGTTCTGGAGGATTGAGCAGGGACAGCGGGATGTGGAGATCCCTGGGAAGTGATTTCCCAGGGATCTGTCCTATAAAGGAAGGGAAGTGATTTATATTCTTTTTTATGATTTTGAGGTTTTCAAGTATGACTGGCTTGTGGTTGTAAAAGATACGTCAACCAGGACAACCTATGAGATCGTCAATTCTCCCGATGAACTGAACTCTTTGTATGAAAAGAGTAAAAAAGAAATCTGGTGTGGGTTTAATAGCAGGCATTATGATCAGTATATCCTGAAAGGTATCCTTTGCAGGTTCGATCCCAAAAAAGTAAGTGACTATATCATTGCCGAGGGGAATCCTGGGTGGAAATTTGCGCCCGCCATGTTCAGGAATATCCCGCTTTTGAATTATGATGTGATGCTGGGGACAGACCGGGGCCTCAAGTCTTTTGAGGGGTTTATGGGGCATGATATAAAAGAAACTTCCGTCCCATTTAACATTGACCGGAAGCTGACGGATGCAGAGATCAGGGAAACATTCAGATATTGCAACCATGATGTAGACAACACTATGGAAGTGTTCTTGAAACGGACAGAAGAATTTAACACAATGATGTACTTCATCAAGCATTTTAAACTTCCCATTGATTTTATTTCCAAAACCAAACCGCAGCTTGCGGCCGAAATTTTAGGAGGAAATCGGAAAGGGGAAAGTTTCGACGATGAATTCCAATTCCCGATTCTGGATTGTCTTGATCTGAAAAAATACCGCCATATTGCTGACTGGTACAAAAGTCCGGAAAACCATGATTACAAAAAGAAGCAGGATAAAGTGATTGTGGCGGGTGTGGAGCATACTTTTTCATGGGGTGGTGGTCATGGTGCAAGGGCAAAGTTTCACGCTTCTGGGGTGTTTTTGATCATTGATGTGACCGCCTATTATCCTTCCCTTCAAAAGAAATATAAGTTCGGTTATCGGGTGATGAGCCGCCCGGAAAATTTTGAGTTCATCCATGACAGCAACATAGAATTCAAGCGAAAGGGGGACAAGAAAGCAAGACAGCCCTTTAAGATCATGGATAATGCTATTTCCGGGCAGATGAAGCAACGTCAATCTGCTTTGTATGATCCTATGAGCAATAACAGTATTTGTGTAAACGGACAGCTGCTTTTGCTGGATTTGGTCGAACACATCGAACCATATTGTATGCTGGTCCAGAATAACACGGACGGGATTATTGTAAGGTTGGATAACTACGAAAGAGATTTTGACATTCTGGATGATATTGTCTATGAGTGGGAACAGCGCACAGGTATGAACATGGAATTTGACACTTTTATGGGGGACATTTACCAGAAAGATGTGAACAACTATCTTCTCATTGATCGTGAAACTGGGGCAGTAAAGGCGAAAGGTGGTTATGTGATGAAGCTGAATGATCTAAACTATGACCTTCCCATTATTAATAAGGCATTGGTTGATTACATGATTAAGGGGATACCTGTGGAAAGAACCATCTGGGAATGTGATGATTTGCGGGAATTTCAGCTTGTTTCCAAAATCAGCAGTAAATATACGCATATCCTTTACGGTGATAAGCCAATAAAAGAAAAATGTGTCCGGGTGTTCGCTTCAAGGTCTGTTTCCGATCCAGGGGTGAAGAAAGTCCATGCCATGAGGAAGACGGCTGCAAAGCTTACAAATTCCCCTGAACATTGTTTCATTTGGAATGATTCGGTGAATGGTGTTTCCGTCCCTGACAGGCTGGATAAGGCATGGTATGTTAATTTTGCAAAAAAACGGTTAGGAGATTTTGGGGTGACATGATGGATGTTTTAAATATTACATGGGATTGCGGCAGGGGACGGATGCAGGTTATATTTGGATATCAATATGTGCATGAAGTAGTATTTGTAAAACCTCATCGAAAAGGTAAGGGAAAAGTCAATGACAAAGAATATGCTGTCACTTTTTAAGGGTTTCATTCCTGCCAGAGATAAAGTGTGTGTTATGTCGTTTAAGGGAAAAAAATCAAAGCAACTTTTAAGTTATGAGGAAGTCAAAGATTACCCTGAATACGCCGGGATTCTTGCAGATGATACTATATTGATTGACATTGATGATAGTGAACAAGCGGAAATTGCAATGAACATTATAGAAGATTTACAACTTAATGTTGCGGTGAATCAAACGACAAGAGGGAAACATATATTTGCAAAAAATGGTGGTGTATCAGCTAATAAAACGGGTTGCAATTTAGCAATTGGGTTAGTTGCTGATATTAAACTTGGTGGTAAATCAAGCTATGCAGTATTGAAATATAAGGGGGAAGAACGATTTACAGAATGGGATATTGAAGATAACGGAGAATATCAAACAATTCCCCGTTGGTTCCATCCGTTAAAGTCAAAACAAAAACTGAATTTCCTTGATATGGAAGACGGGGACGGAAGGAACCAAAGCCTCTTTAATTATGAGTTGGTATTACAAAGTAATGATTTCAGCGTGGAAGAAGCAAGGGAAACAATCCGGATCATCAATCAGTTTGTGCTAAAAGATCCATTACCAGAGCAGGAATTAGAGACCATCCTCCGGGACGACGCCTTTAAGAAGCAGATATTCTTTAAAAGCTCCACGTTCTTGTTTGATAGGTTCGCAACCTTTTTGAAGAACAATAACTACATTATCAGGATAAACAACCAGCTTCATATCTATCAGGATGGGATCTATCTATCAGGAAGATCATCCATGGAAGCTGCCATGATCCGGCATATTCCTTCCCTGAGCCGGGCGAAAAGAACAGAAGTCCTTGAATACTTAAACATTTCCATTCGTGACAATGTAAATTCTAATGATGCAGACTGGATTGCATTTGAAAACGGTATCTACAACATTTTGAATGATTCATTTTCAGAGTTCTCTCCAGAGTATATCATCACTAATAAAATCCATTGGAATTATAATCCAGAAGCATACTCAAAAGCTGCTGATGAAATGCTTAACCGGGTTTCTTGCAATGATCCGCAGATCAGGCTTTTATTAGAGGAGATGATTGGGTATTGTTTTTATCGTAGGAATGAATTGAGGAAAGCTTTTATTCTTACCGGAGACGGGAGCAACGGGAAAAGCACATTTCTTGCTGTGATACAAAGCCTTTTAGGCGAAGAAAATGTAGCTTCTCTTGATTTGAAAGAATTGGGGGATCGGTTTAAGACTGTTGAGATGATGGGGAAACTGGCAAATATTGGTGACGATATAAGTGATGAATTTATCGGGAATTCTGCCATATTCAAAAAGCTGGTGACTGGGGAACGGATATCTGTTGAGAGGAAAGGAAGCGATCCTTTTGAATTTAACAATTATTCAAAGCTGGTGTTTTCAGCAAATGATATTCCCAGGATAAAGGACAAAAGCGGGGCAGTTCTGGATCGTCTGGTAATCGTCCCATTCAATGCAAAATTTACCGTTGAAAAAAATGGGTTTAAGTCAAACATTCGGCGTGATCTGGTAGGCCATGCGGATGTTATGGAATATTTAATCAATTTAGGGATTGCAGGCTTAAAGCGTATTCTTGAAAGGCAGCAGTTTACTATCCCTAAAAAAGTCCAGGACGAGCTTGACGATTACAGACAGCGCAATAACCCTATTCTTGGATTTATCCGGGAATGTGAGGATGAAGATTTTAAGATAGAGAATGAACCTACAAACAAGGTATATAAGCGGTATCAGGAATATTGCCTTGCTAATAGCCTGCAGGCTATGAGTAATGTTGAATTTTCAAAACAGATTAACCGGACGCTGGATTTTAAGGTGATTGATAAAAAAATCAGTGGTAAAAAATACCGGATATTTGTCCCGGACGATTAAACGAGGTGATGTATATGGATGGTTATGGGGATTTTCTTAAACGGAAAACAGTCATGTTCCCAAATAGCGGGTTTGATGTGGATAACCAGGATCTGAACCCTTTGATGTTTGATTTTCAAAGGGATATTGTGCACTGGTCTATAAAGAAAGGGAAAAGCGCTATATTCGCAGATTGCGGCATGGGGAAGACGCTTATGCAGCTTGAATGGTCTCAGGTTGTCCATAATAAAACAGGAGGGGATGTATTGATCCTGGCCCCTTTATCAGTGGCAGCCCAAACCAAAAAGGAAGGGGAAAGGTTCGGGTACCAGGTGCATATTTGTGAATCGCAAAAAGACATCCGGCCAGGGATAAACATTACAAATTATGAGAAACTAGGCAGATTTGAATGTGATAAGTTTGAAGGCGTAGTTCTGGATGAAAGTAGTATATTAAAGTCCTTCACAGGAAAGATCAGGAACCAGATTATAAACTGCTTTTCTAAAACAGCCTTTAAGTTAGCCTGTACCGCTACGCCGGCGCCAAATGATTTTATGGAGCTGGGTAATCATGCGGAGTTTTTAGGTGTTATGAGCCGTAATGAAATGCTTTCCATGTATTTTGTCCATGATGGAGGGAATACATCCAAATGGCGGTTGAAGCGTCATGCAGAAGGGGTTTTCTGGAAATGGATGTCGTCTTGGGCGGTATTTATTGATAATCCGGTGAACTTGGGGTATCAGGTTAGTGGTTATGATCTGCCGCCATTACATATCAATCAAATCATAGTAGATGGGGATGAACCAATAACAGAGACATTCACCTTGACACAGAGGAGAAATGCAAGAAAAGAAAGCCTTGAGTTAAGATGTAAGAAGGCGGCTGAACTTGTCAACAGCAATGATGAGCAGTGGATCATTTGGTGTGATCTGAATTGTGAAAGCCACAGATTATGGGAATTATGCGAAGATTCCTGGGAGATTAAGGGATCAGATAAGCCGTCCTATAAGGAAGAAACCATGATGGATTTTTCAAATGATAGGATCAAATGTCTTATTACAAAGCCTTCAATCGCAGGGTTTGGAATGAATTGGCAGCAATGTCATAATATGATTTTTGTTGGGTTATCTGATTCTTATGAGCAGTATTACCAGGCGCTTCGAAGGTGCTGGAGGTTTGGACAAGCTCATGAAGTTAATGTGTATATTATCATTTCTGCAAAAGAGGGTTGTGTAAAAGAAAATATTGAGAGGAAGGATCAGGATAATAGAAGAATGCAGAAGGAGATGATTAGCTGGACAAAGGAAATTACCCGAAAAGAGCTGAAACAGACTTACCAGATGATAAGCCAGTATGAAGCAAATACAATTATGAGATTGCCAGAATGGGAGGAATTCAGAGATGGAAATCTTAGGCCAGCGAATTGAAGAATTTTATTCGATGTACCATGGAGATGCATGTGAAGTGATGACGGGGATCCCGGAAAATAGTATTCACTATACCATTTTTTCTCCGCCATTTTCATCCCTGTATACATATTCCAACAGTAACAGGGATATGGGGAACAGCAAAACAGATTGTGAGTTTTATGAACATTTCCGCTACTTAGTAAAAGAGTTATTCCGGGTTACAATGCCAGGAAGATTATTGAGTTTTCATTGTATTAACATTCCCCTGATGAAACAGAGGGATGGGGTAATCGGATTAAAAGATTTTCGGGGAGAACTTATCCATATTTTCCAGGAAACAGGGTTTATTTTTCACAGTGAAGTATGCATTTGGAAAAACCCTGTTACGGAAATGCAGCGGACAAAAGCTTTAGGGTTGTTGCATAAGCAGTTAAAAAAAGATTCGTCTATGTGCCGTCAGGGAATCCCTGATTATGTTATTACAATGAGAAAACCAGGGGAGAATCCGGAGCCGATTGAGCACACAAATGAGGATTTTCCAGTTGGATTATGGCAGAAGTATGCATCGCCGGTCTGGATGGATATCCGGCAGTCAGATACTTTACAAAAGAAATCAGCCAGGGCAGAGGAAGACGAAAGACACATATGCCCACTGCAATTAGAAGTTATTAAACGTTGTATATGTCTTTGGACAAATCCAGGGGATATTGTGCTTGATCCTTTTTCTGGAATAGCCTCCTCAAACTATATGGCGCTTCGCTTGGACAGACGGACGATAGGGATAGAACTAAAGGATTCCTATTACACTCAGGGGGTTGCAAATTGTGAAATGGCTATGAATGAACCAATTATGGATCTTTTTGATGAAATAGGCGGTGATGGGCATTGAAAATGCTGGAAGATATTAAAACAGGGAAAGAGTATCAAATTAAAATTTAAAAATGGAAAGGGGCTGGAGCCTCCGGCCGGGGTAATGCTATAGCAGGCTCCTTTCGATTATGGCTAAGACAAATAAAATCGTATCAGAAGGGGTACAGACCGATTATACCAGTGTCATTGTAAGTTATTCTAACGGGATAGACAGCACGGGGGCATTGTACTGGGCTTTGAAGGAATTTCCAAAGGAAAAGATGTTCCTTTTATACTGTGATACAGGTTTTGAGTATCCGGAAAATATCAAAATGTTCTATAAGACAGCAGCTTTTTTAGGAATTACCCCAGTACTGCTGCGGCATCCCAAAGGCTTCCTGAATCTTCTGATTGAGGAGAGACTGAAGTGGCCGGATATGAAGAACCGGTGGTGTACTGCGTATTTAAAAACGGGTGTAACAGACCATTGGATACGAACCCATAGAGATATTTTGGGTACGAAATGCTTGTTTATATCAGGAGAGCGGCGGGATGAGAGCCGGAGCCGTGCAAAATTACCGGAAATAGAATACCACAGTACAACGCTGTGGACGAAAAGGAAAGGGGATTTTACCTGCCACTGGTTTCGCCCATGCCTGGATTATGAAAAAGGGAAGATGTTTGAAATGGGGAGGGAATTACATTTGGAGCCTCATTTCTGTTATGAGTATTTGGGGAGATGCTCCTGCATGGCTTGTATGTTTATGGGGGATCAACATGCGGTTGAGAACATGAAAAGATACCCGGATCAGATATGGCCGTTTGTCCAGGCAGAGATCAAATTAGCACATACATGGAAGAATAAAAAGAGCCTGGAAGAACTATGGAACCAATGTTTGGATATAGATGATGTGAAACTAAATTAAAGAATTACATTTACAGGAGATAGTTTTATGAATAAAAAAGAAATTTCAGAAATCAAACGTCTTTTTACCCCATCTGGCTGTTCTATCTCAAGAATCTGCGGATGCTATGTGGATGGTGAGAAAAATAAAAAAACAGAAATCAAGGAAGCGTTCCTCTCTCTGCCTGAGGAAGATATGTTTAAATATTTTGAGATTCTTCGCAAAACCTTATCCGGCTCCCTAGGAAAGAATCTGGTTAACCTGGCCTTTCCCTTAGATTCGGAGTGGGAGGGCGGGACCCAGGAGTTTCTCCTTCGTCTGCGCAACAGCCGTCTTCAGGATGATGAGCTTTTAGAGGCATTCTATGACCGCATTATTGAAGCTTATGATTATGTGGGGAATTATCTGATTTTGATAATTGATGACGCTTATGATATTCCTGGACGTACTTCTGACAGGCTTTCTATGGACGATGCCTCCGATGAAGTATTCCATTATATACTTTGCTGTATCTGCCCTGTAGACCTGTCCAAGCCTGGACTCAGCTACAATGAAGTGGACAACACCTTTCAGAACCGCACACGGGATTGGGCGGTAGGGCTTCCAGAGCTGGGTTTTTTATTTCCTTCTTTTAATGACCGCTCCACTGACATTCACAGCACGTTATATTATTCTAAGAACCATAGTGATCTTCATGACGGGTTTATTGAACAGCTTTTGGGATGCCCTCTGCCTCTTGCCGCAGATTTTCAGAAGGAATCGTTTCAGGCCATTATTGAGGAAACCCTGGGACATGTCTGTGATTATGAGACAGTAAAGACGATCTATGAGAATCTAAGTGAGATGCTGGAGGAACATAAGGATGCATCGGAACCTTTGGTTTTAGACAAATATCAGGTAAGAACCCTTCTGGAAAACAGCGGGGTTGAAGAAGGCCAGATGGAAGCCTTTGACAAAAGCTTTAATGAGACTGCCGGAGAGAAAGCTGCTATCTATGCAGGCAACTTAATCAATCCCCGGGTCTTTGAGGTCAAAACCCCTGATGTGATCATTAAGATTAATCCTGAACGGACTGACTTGGTGGAAACACGGGAAATCGACGGAAGGCAGTGTCTGGTCATTGCGGTTGACGGGGGAGTGGAAGTAAATGGTATTAAGGTTTGGAAGGATAGAGATCATGAAAGCTAAATATATTCGTGAATTAATTCCAATTATGGGAAGTTTGCAGGTTATATACTCGGATGGAAGTGTTAAGGGTTACGATATGATAAAACTTGGGTGTGAATGGTTCCGGATGAGTAATGATGAGTTTCACAAAAAGTATGGATTTAATTTTAACCCTCAAATCTATCCGGGATTGTATGAGCGCTGTAGAGAATTAGTGTATCCCAAGGAGGAATTATTTTGTAACCCTTTTCAATTAGATTAAGATTTAGTGGGGGTATGATGAAAGGAGTAATGCAGGATGAGAGAGAATTCAATTCCACCTATGCGGCGGTTATCCAGGATTACGAAAACAGGAAGGTTAGAGGTTGATGTGTCCTCAAACTGGATGCAGGAATTATATGATTATGAGCAATTAGGTAGTATTGAGCTTTTTGCTGTCCTGAAAAAGAAGAACACGCCGATCCAGCCTGGGAAAGATGAGGAAGGCCTTTTCTGTAACGAGTGTGATTCAGAAGTCGGAGAAGATGATGTTTATTGTTGGTGGTGCGGCCAGGCATTAAAACGGCAGCCGAAAGGAGAAAGTGAAGGAAAAAGAAAATGAAAATTACCAAAGCAAGATATGAGATTTTAACGGAAATTTCAAAGGATGGCATTGAGGAATTACAGCACATTGAGAAGATAGGCCGTGTATGCTATAAGTCCGAAGACAAAATCACAGAGGACGGAGAATCAGCAAGGGACTTCGTCAAGATGATTATTGTCAGAGGGCATGAAGCCATGATTGAACATTCTTCTCTGTCAGTTAAATTCATTGTTGACCGTGGTGTATCACATGAACTTGTGCGGCACAGAATAGCGTCATTTGCACAGGAAAGTACACGTTACTGCAATTACAGCAAAGATAAGTTTGGAAAAGAGATTACAGTTATTGAGCCTTGCTTTTTCTCTCCACTGTCTGATTCTTACACTTTCTGGAAACACGCAATGGAGAGTGCAGAAGCACACTATTTCAGTTTATTAGACAGTGGTGCAACACCACAGGAAGCACGTTCTGTACTGCCAAACAGTACAAAGACGGAAATCACCATTACGGCAAATTACAGAGAGTGGCGTAATTTCTTTAAACTGAGGATAGCAAAGGCGGCACACCCTCAAATGAGGGAAGTCACAATCCCGTTGTTGGTAGAACTAAAAAAGAAACTGCCTATAGTCTTTGATGATATTATCGTGGGGGAATAGGAATGGACAAGACATTTGACGAAGTAAACAGGCCACAGCATTATGCTGGAACAAAGATTGAGGTTATAGATTACATAGAGGATAAGCAGTTGGGGTTTTGTTTGGGGAATGTGGTGAAATATGTTTCTCGTGCTGGCAGAAAACATTCCGCTGGCATAGAGGACAAGGAAAAAGAAATACAAGACCTCGAAAAAGCTAAGTGGTACTTGGAAAGAAGAATTAAGGAATTGAAAGAAAACTTATGCTGATTGGATGAAATCGATGAGCATATGGGCGATGGTTGAATGGGTGGATTCGGACAAATTCAACTAAACTGAAATTTAGCAAAAAGGGAATAGAGAAATGAGAGAGATTTTATTTAGAGGGAAAAGAAAAGATTATGGCGCTTGGGTGGAGGGGTATTATGTGCATAATTTTTGGAACGATGGCGAAGATACAATACATTTGGTAGATGGCGGGTGTTGCACAGTTATGCCAGAAACCGTCTGCCAGTACACTGGACTGACCGACAAGAATGGCAGGAAGATTTTTGAGAATGACTTTGTTTCTTGCAGGCAGTACATTGGAGGAAATTGGGTTGAGTATTGTATTGAACGTGGATATGTTGAAATGAAGCACGGGGCTTTTGGGTTACACAGAATACAAGGATATTACAGACCTTTTAAGGATTGGATGGAAGATTACGAATATGAGGTTATCGGCAACATTTTTGACGATCCCAACCTTAGAAATATTTAACGGAGGACAAATGGGAAAACTATCAAAAGCAAGAAAAAGAAGCAGCGGCGAGGTCACAAAATCAAGGCAGGATCAGTATGACCGTATCCTGAAAACGGCACCATGTGGAACATGGTCTGCCAGGATGCCGGCATATTGTTTCACGGTATTGTGCCCGGATGTAAGGTATCGTCCGGAGGGAGGGAAGTACATAAAATGGCAAAAGAAGTAAAACCTTCAAAGCATTTGGAGGATTTT